AGTCCGGTGATTGTTCCATCACCATCAATTGTAATTGCCATAAGTTAAACCACCGTCCATACTTCTCCGGCACCAACGGTGACGGTTTTACCTGTTGCTACGGTTATAGGTCCGAAGCTACCTGCGTTTTTGTTATTTGTTATAGTATAGTCATCACTTACTGTTTGATCATTTTCCCAGAATACTGCATTACCTGATGGTCCTGTAGCTCCTCCACCAACAGCTCCCCAAGATCCACCTTGGTACCCTTCGAAACTAGAATCATCACTATTGTAACGGAAATCGCCGTTTGTAGGTGATCCTGGTCTTTGAGCAGTTGTACCAGATGGCATCTGTACTGAGGTAACATAATTATATATCACTTCACCAGTAACTGTACCACCTGATAATGGTAGTTTTGTTGTATCTACTAAAGCAGGTGAGGTGGCGTTTATCTGTGCTTGAATAGCTGCTGTTGTTGCAACAGTAGTGTTATCACCAGATCCACCTCCTGGCCAAGTTTCGCTGCTAGTGATTGTTTCAGTTGTATTATTCCAGTGTTCATCTGGGAATGACACAACATCTCTAGACGCTTCTTGTGTAGCATATAAAGTTTGGTCAAAGTTATCATTCAGATCTTGTGCTCTAACAGAGGAACCAGAAAAGAATGTTGATTTTTTCTGATCCGTATTAGTTTCTCTGTAAATTCTTACAACTTGACCGTTAGTTGGGGCGGTATTGAATTGAACTTGTGTAGCACTGGCTAATGTATAGTGTGTTGAAATTGTTTTCACTACTCCATCAAGGGAGACCTTAATGTCTGTAGCATCGATATATGGAAATGTAAATGAATACAGCGCGTTTGATCCCGACGCTGTATATGTATTCTCTGTGACTGCCATAGTGTTACTTGTTTAGCATTTCTAGAATTTGGTTTGCCTCATTATATGCTGTTCTACTTCTTCCTGGATCTTCGCTTCTAAACGCCTCTGCTATCTGTCCTTGCCTTGCTGCTTCGATTAATTGTACAACATTTATATCTGATGATAACAATGCCCAAGCACGATTCCTAGCGTCTGTTATTGCTGCATGAATCAGTTTATTATGGACATATTCCATGGGATTAATACCCGGTTTCATCTTATGCCTGTTATTCTCGATATCGTTTTCCATTATTTCTATGGAACGTTGGACATCTGGTCTTCGAGCAAGTCTCTCTAATGTAACTTCTAAATTTTGAGAACCGATAGCTTTCTGAAATTTTGATCTAATTGTATTTTGATCTGCTAAAGAAATACCATCAGGAGAAGTTTCTGTAATTAAACCTATATTATATTGACTACGGAATAAGAACTTACGACCTGGTGATGGATCAAAATTTATATTTACCGGACTGAGCATATTAAACAGTCTGGTAGGGAAATCATGGTCTCTAATAGGTTGCCCATTTAGGATATCATATTTAACAGGAAGTCTATTACCTTCTTCACCGAAGTATTCTAATAATTGATTTCTGTTACGAACAGTATTTTCAAAATCTGAATTAAGTTCCTTCATATAAGGATTGAATAGTTTACCCATTTCATTCCTTAATGTTCCATAAGGTAATACATTATTCAGTATATTAGCACCTATACGTTCTAGTTTCTTAGGATTATCGCTAAATAAATCTGTTAAAGATGTCATACCTTGAAGATATGTTTTAGTAACCATGCCTTTTGAAAGTACTAAAGCAGAAGCAAGAAGACCTCGTTCAACGTATTTATTACCTAATAGACGTTGGTTATCTCCTAAATTTGCGATAAATGTTAACATACTATTAAATGGTTCTAAAGATTCAAAACCAATCCAAACACCACCTAATTTAATTGAATTCGGTTTCCAACCGGCAGCTTCCCAAGATCTCCTCTCTGCCATACTAGCAGGACCTTCACCAGTTAATTCACCATTCATGTATTTCTGCGATGCCATGAATATAATACCAGAACCCATTGCTAATCTACCCATCTGTAGATCTTTAGCGTTTTTCAGTTCTTGTGCACTCTCTATACCATATTTAACAACACCACTTAGATTATCTGGAGTTGCTCTTGCGATATCTCTAAATTCTTCAACAAATAAATTGAGACCTGGAGTATGCTTCATGGTCAATTCTAAACCATTTATACCAGTTCTAGCGAACAGGTGGAACGGTTTAAGCATAGGATAAGTAGAGAATAAAGTATCTAACGATCTAGCAAAACCAGTTAAATCTTTAGTAAGTGTAACCTCACCTCTAGCATACTCTAAATATTTATCGTTAACAACACCTGTCTTAGGATTAAATATATCAGATTGTAATCTGGATTCATATTCTCTAATTAATTCAGGAGTAATTTCAGGAATAAGTCCTCTAGATTGAGCATCCATTGCACCCTGCAAAGCTTTACTCCTAGAACGTGCTCTTGCTAAAATCATAGTAAAAGCATCATCAGTTGAAGCGAGTAACTTCATGGTATAATTAAACCAATTAGAGTTATTCATCCAACGAGCTGTATTAGTTAATTGGAAAGCAGCTTGTTCACCAAGAGTAGCTGTCCCACTATCTTCCGCCCAATATCTCATTAAATCCCACTGTTGATCATTTAATGTATATTCAGCATATCTACTCTTAACTGTAGATAATTCTCCAGCCCAATATCCGTTTAAACGTTGTTTGAAATACTCCCACGAGTCTGGTATAGCTTGTCTCATAGCATTGATTTCTGCTAATCCATTCCTTAAGGAAGAATCATCAGTAAATCCAGTCATAAGGTATCTACCAGCACCTCCTAGTATATTCGCAGTAGGTCTTAAGAACGTAGCCGTAGATGTACCCATAATTGCCCTGAGAGGGGTCTTAGGACCACTTAGGATACTATTGATCATAACACCTTGAAGTTCTTTTATAATCGCTCCTGTTGCCCTCTGACCGTCAGGTGTAGTAGATCCTACCAACTTCTTCTGCATATAATTACCAAAGTCCTGCCAATTATTAATCTTATGGGACATTGACATAGCTTCTAAGAAAGCATGTAGCAAATCATCTGTCGGAGATTGGTACGCTAAATCAAACATTAAATCAGTTTGGTTTTTAGATGCATTATGTATTTCAGTTAATCTTTCATCTATAAGTCGTCTACCGCCTTTCTGTGCTTTCAATTCTAAATACTCTGGACTATTAAGGAATTGAGAACGTTTAACTTGTTCTAAACCTACAATAAGATTATTTCTGATATAAGATATTGGACCATCTATCTGCTCAATGTTTGTTACATCTATTAATTCTCTAGCAGCAATTGCTCTATTACGTAGTTGTTTGAATAAAGACTCTTGTATTAAATTAGCAGCTAAAACATTCTTCGTAGACCATACATTGAAATTATCTTTAGTATCAGCGTTTTCGAATAATGGACGCCAGAAATCTTCAGGAGATAATTCAGCAGCCTCACGACCACCAATTACTTCTTGCATACTTTCAAATGCTTCTCCATATACAGACTGAAGTGTCTGCCCTTTAGCTTCTAATTCTGATAAGACTCTTCTGTAACGTACATCACCAAACAATTCTTTAGCAATTGTATCGATTATACCTGTTCTACCAGATCCTACTTCAGCAAGTGCTTCTGCAGCAGCTGGTGTTATAAGACTATCTGTAGACCCTTGCTCCATAGAAGACCATTCATAGGTCATTCTTTTTATTGCTTTAGTACCATCCCATGCACTTCCAGTTGAATTAGGTGATCCAACTCCAAACTCAGCAGATTGTTTGTTTAAATGACCACGAGGACCTGGACTACCTATTTCAGTCTGTGCTTTTTCTACTACCTGGTCATTGATACTTTTCTGGTCTGTAGTTAATTTACGTTGAGCACGTTGTACGTTATCCTCATTAGGAGGTGTCCATGTACTAAACCTTTTCGGACTCTTTTTAGCAACTTTAGCCATCTCAGCAATCTGTGTTTCAGGTGTTAATTGATCAAAATCAATACCCTGATTAAACAGTCTTTGACGAGTAGCTTCCATGAGATTTAAATTTACAAGTTCTTTAGCAGCTTTCTCTGCTTTAAGAATTTTGTCAGATTGAATGGTATCTACTTGTTTGAGAACTTCATTAGTAGGATTGTTAGCTTTACCTTTAAGAAGTCTAACTCTACCAATAGCTTTAACAGTACCTTCAAGAGGAATACCTAAAGTTACACCCTCACATACACTTTTTAAAGTTGTTATTGTTGGGTGATCAGAATCATTCGTAGTACACGGTGTATCAATAAAACCGAAACGATCTCTTAATACTTGAAGTCCATTAGAATCTTGTGAATACTCTGAGAATAAGTCAGAGAATGCACCAACAGAAGCACCTTTAGCTATCCAATTAGAACTTGCTACAGTCCATTGAGCGATCTTTGCGGCCCATCCTGTACCCTTAGCAACAGCTGATCCCCACCCAACGATAGGTATAGCCATTGTACCAAAGTGAACACCAGTCCTTATAAAATTTCCCCACCATGTTTTAGTGATAGGATTTAATTCGCCACCAACGGGATTAAATTGAGGTGTATACTTCCCTTTAGTTCGGATCTCGTTCATCATCTCACCTGACGCTATATCAACAGCACGTTCAGGTAATGTAAGATAAGAACTTACTGTATCTCTAGCACCGCCTGTAAAGGCATTCTTTAGTTCTGTGAGGTTCTCTCTCAGACCAAATTGACTTGCCTCTTTAGTTTCGTGTGAATTTAATAGTTCAGCTTTACGTGCTTCTATTTCTGCAGCGTTAGTTTCAGATTCTTGTATGGTTTGTTGTTTTTCAGCTTCAACCTCATCTAGGTACTCGCCGATAGTTGCGCTTCTGTCTCTATGAAACTGTGCATCATAGAGCGGATTTTTATTAGTTTCAGTCATTATCCTACAGTATCCTCATCAAAAATTGTTGGAATCATTATTGGAGTGTGAGGTAAGTCAGTAGTATCTACATCCCAAATATCGGTATTATAGTGTAATAACAATATCCTCTGTAATATACCAACATTGTCTTCAGTGATTTGAGTTGTTTTTTTAATCCCGTGTAAACGTTGTAAATTGTTGGACCATTGAACTACATCAAACTGGTCTATTGCTCGTCCACTTTGGACGGTTAAAGCGCTGATCAAAGCTTCTTGGTTTATACCAAGTTCTGTTAATAATTCATCAGCTGGGACTTCACCAAAATTACGTCCTATTAGTTTTTTACCTGGAAATTTATTACTAAGTTTATCGAATATTACTTGATTTTCGGGTGCTAATTTGTAGTAAGGTTCAACCGTGCCTGTCGTATGATGAGGTAATGGTTTGATTGTATTGGTTTTGATATCAGATGCTTCTAATTGCCAATCAAGAAGTCTTCGACCAGACCCAGCATTAGTTAGCCTGACTAAGTTCTCCCAAGTTTTATCGAAAAATGGCTTACGCACTCCATCCGCTGGATCTACATACATAAAGTCTCCAGTTACTAGATCATGTACACTACCTGTAAATCCTTTCTTCTCAGATTGATTTATATGTTCTTT